CTGCTCGTGTGTTTACTAAACTCATTAGAAAATTACGTCAATACGGAACAGGTATTCCTGTCCACCTTTCAATGTGCGAATATCTGTTATTTTAGCTCCTCTTGTCGATCCAGAAAATGTGAGAGTTATTTCATCTTGAAGTAGAGGTTGATTGTCGCCTATCAAGTCTGGAGTTATGTAGAGTCTCGCAACATTCTCCTGAAACCCAGATTCTTCAGTAGATTGCACAAACTCTATAGGTACTTTAATTGTATAGTTTGTATCTACTGTTAGGTATTCTCCAGTTTCGTTATTGTAGCTGGAGACACCTTTTCGGGTGTAGACAATAGAAGTATCTAAAGAGTTTCCGAGTTCAGAAACAATTTGTTTTGCTATTTTCTTAAATGCGGTGTCTAGTTGTCCTGCCATCAGCCCCTAACTACCCTCATCTGAAAAGATCCTGCTCCACCAAGTATATATGCACCTAAATAACTTTGAAGCCAAGGGTAAACATCTAAAATATTATTTACAGAGCCTGTTCCCTGACTTGCTGTATTGTATTTCACTTCTATATCTCCTAGTTTTACTTCAGAAAAATTACCATCTGTTCCTGTGTTGCCTGTCATAGCGTCTGTATCATTTGCCAAAGCTCTAGCTAATTCATATTGTGCATATTTAATATTTAATGGAATAGCAGAACAAGCCAATTCAACACCATCTACCTGATAATTATTTCTAGGAAACTTCAGTGCTTGGCCGTCATCGCATCTATCTCCGTAAAATACGAAGCTGTCGATCCATCGAGTAGCTGATATTAGTGCTCTGTTCTTTTGATCGTCTGTTTTATCCGTCCAGGTTGAGGAGTCTGGAACTGTCTCGAAGTAAGTGTTGGCTTCTGTAAGCGTGACATAGCTGTTAGCGTTAGCGTCTTTTACAGTTGCATTTATGGT